TTGCAGTGGCCCCAGACGAATCTGTGATAGTAGTTGGATGAGGATTTGCTCTTGTAGCATTAGCAAAGAAATCTATTGCACTTTGATTAATTAAACTATCTCCAGCATCTGATGAACTTGAATCTGTACCGTTAAGAGCAACAACACCAGATGCTGCTTCAATATTTTGAAGTAGTTTTGCGCCAGCATCTGTTGAGTCGGAATCTGTACCATCAAGAAGAATTGTATTATTACTTCCAAACTCCTCATTTAATATATCACTACCATCATCTGTTCCTGTACTATCTGTTGCATCAAAAATAATTGTACTTGCGCTATCGTCAACGGAGTTATTGGTTATAATTCTTACACCAGCTTGAGATAATTGGGCAGGAGTATATTTTGATACTTCTGTTCGTATTCTTTCTAATTGTTGGCCAGGCGCACCAATGGATTCAGAAGTTTCTATTACTAAAACATCTCCTGTTCCATCTTCATTTGCAATACCATCACCAACATTTGTTCCATCTACTGCACCAGCTTCTAATTGCATAGGTGGGAAATATGTGGTATCTGGTGACTCATAAACAATTGCACTACCATCAGTTTCACCAGTGCCAGATTCTAAAATAATGTAACCGTCTAAAGTATCATCAGCATTTATTGCAAGAAAAAAATCATCTTCACTTATTAAACTATCTTCTTCATCTAAACTAGAATCTATTCCTATAGTTGTATTTTTAATATCATTACCAACTCGTAAATTATCCTCTAAAGCAATTCCTTCTTCATCATTCGTTTCTAATGTAAATCTTACAACATCTTCAAAAGTTGTTGTAAGTATTTTCTTTGTGGAATCATAATCTACAATTGTTCCTGTGTGTGTTGTTAAAGTATTGCCTAAAGCAAAAGTTCCAGTTACATCTTTTAATGTAAAGTTAGCTCTAAATGTTAGTTCTGGTGCATCAGTATAATTAAAACCTTGATTTGATACTCCTACTTCAGCCGCAGAGCCTATGTTATTCGTAACAGAAAGTAATGCTGCACCTGTACCAGTTGTCGTTGTGATTGAAACTGTAGGAAGAGTCGCATAACCGCCGCCGCCATCTTGAAGATGAATCCTTGATATTGCTCCGCTACTATCTGTTCCTTCTTCAATGGCAAATCTATCAGTTGATGTTCCATAAGTATCTCTTGTAGCTTGATTTATAGAAGCTTCCATAGAAATAGTATGGCCTGCATTTGTAGAATTACCATCAGTACCATCTAGAAGTAATCTTTCCCCATTTCCTTCAGTAAGTGTTTCAAGTTCTACATCAAAAAACTCAAGGTGTTTAACTGTTCCATCTTCCAAAACAAAATAATCATCAGCATCGGCAGCATATTTGTTTGTACCGTTTAGTGCCATTGAACCATCAATTGCAGAAACAAATCCACTTGCAGTAGATGTATTAGAATCTGTAGTGGTAAATACAAGAGGATCACCAACTTCATAAAGTGTTCCAGCATCATCAATTATAACATCACTGACTGAACCTTTATTGACAAATTCAATTCTACCATCAGCTTCACCATTACCATAATTAACATCATCATCAATAACTATAGGGTCAAAGACTCCATACAATGCACCCCCAGATTTAACTGCTGCAGCTGATACGATATTTTTTACCGTAAAGGACATACTAACATCTTGAACTGTAGAAGTAGCAGTTACGGTTTCGCCATTTGTAAATGCGTATGCATCTTCTTGAGCATTAGGATTTAATTCAAACTCAACAATTGCTGCACCACCCTCTGAAAATGAAGATGCCGCAGTAATAACTGCTGATGCTCCAGAAGATGCTCCAGTTATGAGTGTTCCCACAACTTCAGAAGCAACAGAATTAGTGCCAGGCGATGTACGCATAATTGTTTTGTTTGACCAATTACCAGCTGAAGCTTTCATCATATATTTGTTTGGATAAAGAATTTCTGGTTCTTCATTCAGAAGTAACCGCATAAAAATTTTGTGGCCCTCAGATGTTCCTTTTGCTCTATACAGTTCACGAATGTTTTTAATTAAATTTCTTTTATCAACATCATCTGCAAGTGTTAATGGTATTGCGTTCATAAACTCATCACGAAAATTGTTTAAGAAATCATATATCGTATTATCTGTATCAGCATAATCTAGTAACTGTTGTATAGTCTGTACAGGATTTGCACGATATCTTGTGATAACAGCACTTGCACTAGAAGTTCCACCAGTAACAGTTTCCCCTGTAATAAATTTTTGTTGTGATGTAATGAAAATTCTTGGTGTACTTGTGTTACCTAAATCATCTACAAGAACTTTAGCAGTTGCATTTGATGTACCGCCAGTAATAGTTTCTCCAACAACAAATTTACCATCTGTACCAGCACCACTTTCTAAAACAATCTTATTACCATCAACATCTAATGCAAAAGATTCACTTTCAACTTCCAGAAGTACATTGTCGATTGTAACTGTAACTTGAAGTTCACCAGCTTCAAGATACTCATAATAGTGTTTTAAGAATCGAGAAAATATAGGATGGTCTGATTGAATAAAATCAGGCAGTTGTCCATCTATAAGCGTACTTAACTTAGTAGTTAAGTTTCCTGTTGGTGAAGAATCAAAAGGTGCCATTTTTTAATAACTCGATGTTGATGTATAAGAAGATGATGTTGTGTAAGTAGCACCAGCAGAGCTGTCACTTACAGCAATCGTATCCACACCTCCTGATATTACACTATTAGTAAAATCTATTTCTAGTATTTGATTACGAACTGGAACAATATCTTTTGAATTGGGAACTGATGTTATACGGATTCTAGATGATGATGCACCGTCAACCAAACCAACTGATGCTATATAAATTCCACTTGTAACAATTGTACCTGTTGAATATGTGACTGTACCAGCACTTGCAGCATCATAAATTCTTGTTCCACTAGAAAGATAATATGTTCTCAATCCTCCTGATCCATCGTCATCAAAAAATCTTTCATTTGTAGAATCATCACTAATATAAAATCCTGTAGAAGCAATAATGCCACCAGCAGAAGCATTATGTCCAGAGTGTGGATTGTAAAGAGAATTGTTAAAATAAAATGTATAAGCGGTAGATGCTGTAGTTGTTGGTGTAAAAAATTGTCCCATAGTTACATTTGTAATATTTCCAAGAATAGAAGTATCTGCATCGTCAATAACACCAGTAACTTTTGAATGACGAAATATTCCATCAAACTTTCCAAGGTCACTTGAGTTATATGCGATTAAAGCATTTGTTACAGAAGTTTTTATTCCTTCAGCTGTTGAAGTTGTAGCACTTGAATCAAATTTAAAGTTTGTATTTAAAATTAAAGATACAGTTAATGGATCAACAATAACTGGCGTAGTTGAAGCAATTGTATATGGAGCAAGGTCTGTAACTAATTTCGTTTTTTCTTGTGAAGTTAAATCAAGGCCTGTAGTTGACTTTATTGATATAAAAATTTTCCCATATTCTGCTGTGCTCACAACACCAAGACTTGAATCATAAGAACCACTTTCTCCACCAAACACTTGCACCGATTGGGCATTAGGATATAATTTTTTTGCATATACTTTATAATCTTCAGATGTAACACATCTTCCTTGAGCTGCATAATCTAGTGGAGCATTATACTTGATTGATTTAATTGACTCTGGTTCTGAACCAGCAGATGAAGAAGAAGTTGTTGTAACAGAAACATCATTTACCGTTGCAATTGAACCAGAACTTGTAAATGTGGTTGCGCCATTTGCAACTGCTTTGTTTGATACTATATATGTTAGAATAACAATATTATCATCGGACAGTGCAGTACCAACTACACCATCACCAAAATATACTTCAAATTTTCCAGCCTCTACCTCTTGAAGAAAATATACTTTACTGGAAGCTTTAACCTGAGTTATATCTGTTGCATGTGTGTAGGTTGAAGTTGTTGAATCAGATGAAGATGTTTGAACCTTAACAATAAGAGTAGTTGTATCTGCTCTATTATCTGTCAAAAGAAATCTTTGATCTGCATCAGAAGTATCAACTGTATATCTTGAGGTTACGTATGTTCCTTCATAAATCTTAACTGAATTAAATGGAACACCAGCACCAGTATTTGATGATGTAACATCTGAAGCCGTAGTAAATTGATAACTTGTTCCGTCAACGGTTGTTGTAAACACTGTACCAGCTGACATTGTTGCTGATGTTACTGATGTTGTATTGAGCATAACATTCACTGTTGCAACTGAAGCTCTAGCAGAAGAAGGAAGATACCCTAAAGTTTTTGCGTGAGAAGCTACACTTGATCTAAGAGAGGCACTATCTAAAAACATTTCATTGGCAAGCATGTTAGCATTAAAACCTAGATAATGAGTATTGTATGCAAGAACATCTAAAAGAGCACTCATACCAGAACCTTCAAAATCATAATCAGTAAATTCTGTTTGTCCTCGTAAAAAAGTTTTTAGATTTTGTTTAACATCATCAAAATCAAATTCTGTTACGGTTAGTCTTTTATTGTTTACTGCCATTATCGTAATCTTTCTAGAAACAAGGTTAAATCTACAAGTTCTGTAGGTGCATTAAGTACGAAAAAATTTATTGTTACTTGATATTCATTACGATCTAAATTTGGTTGAGCTGCCACAGAAATTATTTTTGCTCTTGGTTCAAAATTTTCAATTACATTTTCTATTTGTCTTGTAAGAACATGTGCTGTTAATGCTGACATAGGTTCAAACAACATATCCCTCACACCAGAACCAATTTCTGGATGAAAAGGTTTTTCATAATGATTTGTTAATACAAGATTACGAATAGAACGCTTAACCGCAACAATATCAGTTATATTAGCAATATCTTTCGATACATTTTTCTTATTAAAGAAAAGGTCTAAGTCCTTATACTGACGAACATTACGAGAAATATCATTCTGTCCTTGTGCGTCAGTATATGCTG